TGGATTGCAAGGCCCATGCGCTCCATCATGGAAGTTGCGTCAACGTGGGCTGTGTAGACTCCAATGGATCCCACTGCTGCGGACTTGCTCGCCACGATCATCTGAGAACCTGCGGCGATATAATAGGCGGCGGAAGCCATCAAGGAGCCGGTGTAAGAGATTACCGGTTTTTCCTTGTTGAGTTCCGCAAGCTCATGGGCGCACTCGTCAATTCCGGTCACAGATCCGCCTGGAGAATCCCAGGAAACCAGAACATTGGAAACCTGCGGGTCATCAACTGCCTGGGCAATCTTGGAAAGCAGTCGGTGTGGGCACTGGACTCCATAATCTTCCATCCAATCCTCTGCGCCAGCATAAAGGATCCCGTTAGCATCAACGAGTGCGGTCCCGTTGGATGTTAAAGCGTAAGCAGTGCGCTTCTTCGGTTCCATGCGACCGTCCAACGCGGAGATGCGTTCCACTGCTGCGGCCCATCGCGTGGGATCACAAAGCAGTATGGTTTCGGCTTGCATCTCGGTGATCATGCGGTCCTCGTGATTTGGGGTTGAGTCATCATTCCAACATTCCCGTTGGGAGTCATTTGCCGGATCAGTCCGAAACAGAAATCGAAACTTTTCCCGGTCTGCTTGGACAAGGTTTCGGCGTAATTCACAAGTCTGAGGCTTTCCTCATATTTCTGACGCTCGATGGTCTCGATGTCGCGACCACACTCGGCGGCGTATGATTCTGCTGACTTGGTTCCAAATTTGATTTCCTCAAGTGCCTGTCGCCCGTCTCTGCCTGGGTCGATAGACAACTTTTTGGGCATCTGCCATGTGACTCGGTTCCAGCCTGAGGCTTCTGGTAGGTCACCACGGACAAAAGCCCTGCCGCAGACGTAGGACCAGACCCGGTTGCTGAAACGAACGAGGGTTGCCTGCCGCTCTTGAATGGAACGGTCCACCTTTTCGAGGATCACCCGGTTGCCGGTGCCATTGAGTTTGGAAGCGTCCCAAATGAATTCAAAAGGCATCCGAAGACCCAGTGATACGTTGCGGATCAGGTCTTCAAGGAAGCCAGAAAAAGTGTTACTTGGACGGTTGTGCTCGAAAGACTTGAGTTCCTCCCCAGGCATAAGCCTCGGGATCGCCCCATTCATGACCTTTTCAAAAGTGAGGTTGCTCGCCCCACTCTGGGTCTCGGTTTGTTCTCCGAAAAATGGTGTGTCAGCAGGAACGTCGGTGTGGAGGACAAGTGCCAGCTTGGACCCGATCTTAACGGCGAATTTCTCGGCATCGAGGATCTCCTGACGGTCCAAAAGGTCATTGATGGCGTGTGCAAGGCTGGATTTTCCGCGAAGTTCGTCAGCCCTGTCCGGTTCGTAAACCAGGATCATGTTGAAACTGCTGAAGTCGCGTGTTTTGTTCATCTCGGTGAACACACGGTAAGCCCGAGCCCTATTCAACCGATCCACCAGCACACCGTCGTATGCGTCCTGATCACCAAGCTTGTTTCCAATGTTGTGCGACTCAACAAGTCGCAGCTTCGGGTATCCGGTGGGCGTTTCGACGAACATGCATCCAAGGTCTCCATCACGGTCAATAGCGATGGAAACCAGTTTCAGCAGTCCAGTGAAATTGCATCGCCCGGTGACATCAGGCGATTTTGCCCACTCCATGAAGTAATCCATGTAGGCTCGCTGCAAGCCTTGATCTTCGATGGATGGGGTTGGAATGAAGGCATTCCCGACAGAATAGGAAGCCTTGTCGAGGATCGCGCCGCGGACCATTCCTACGTTCTCAAAGAGATATCGTCCACCGGACATGAGTTTCCGGCGAACGTAGCTTGAAAGAGTGTTCTTTGAGTCGCTGGACCAATCCCCGATGTCTTGACGTTCGCGAGTGTAGTCGGCGGCAGCGTACTGGTATTGACGCGAACCACTGCGGACAAAACTCGCTTGTGGGCGGTTTATCTCCCTGCCGTATTGATCGAGGATTTTAATTGCTCCTGACATCAGCGTAGGTCACCCGTCCCTTTTGTCGTCCTTCCTGGCGAAGGATCTCTTGTTGGAGGGATCGGATGGTTTCTTGAACGTAAGGCAAGTTGGCTCTTGTAAGCTGCCTGCCTGCGACAGAATATTGCTGCCCCCCGGCGATAGCTAAGTGCGCGGCAAGGTACGCCTCAAGGTGTGACCTGAGAGTCGCCAATGGCAAACCGTAAAAAGCACCTATCGCCATGAACTTAAAGTCCGTGGCAGACGCTTTATTTTCAAACGCTAAGTCAGTCCTCCGAAACGCAATTAAGTGTCCTCATCGTTTTCAACACTTCCGATGGAAGACAACTTGCCTGCAATGATGGATCCCACGAGGACCATGCACTCGCAATCTCGCATGTGGCACCCAGTCCTTTTGTCCCTCACCACCCACTCAAGCTTCTTTTGGTTGTTTTTCCCGACACGTGTCACCTTACGTTCGTTCTCCATCTGCCGCAGGTATTCCTCGGGGACGTTGTCTGGAATGCCAAAATAAAGCCCATTCCCTGTCTGAAGCTTCCACAAGCGTTCCTTGATGGTGGGGTTGGACCACGAGAGATAGATCATCATGCGGGAGGCATGGCCCCGTTTACCGATTGTCGGATCCGCTTTCTCGGGGCGACTGTACTCACGCACGATCTTGCGCTTGTTCTTTCCGGCACCGTCGTACCAGACAAATGTCTCACGGGCATCACCCTTCATCGCCCTCCAGTCAAACTTTGCACAGTAAGCCTTCACCTCGGGTGTGCGGTGCTGCAAGTCAATGAAAACGCATTGGTTCCTGACATGATGCTCAATCTGCTTGCTGTGAATATCATCCCAGGTTTCCAACCGTCCGCAGTCTACAAGGCGCGATCTCCCGTCCTCCGCGAATTCCCGGCAGACAAACCAGAAGTGATCGGCCTGAACGTCCACTCCGATGAACCGGATGTCAGAGTCAGCCCATGTATCACCGATGGAATAGTCGGATGTTGGGACTGTTCTTCGATTGAAAAAGCTGAAGGAAGGATCCCACTTGGTCCCAAGACGTTTGGTCTTGAATTCCTTCATGTTGACCTCGTTTCCCTCCTCGTACTGCCTCAGTGCCTTGATGAACTGCACCGCAGCATCGACCCATGAGTAGGCGGCAGGAGACAGGGTGAGGCAATTCCAATGGAAGCTCCAGTGCCCTGGAATAGGGCGCGGATTGGTTTGCACGTACTGTCCGTTGGTCGCCATTTTTCTCCACAGGGCTTCGGTCTGCTGGTGGGCAGTCTCACAGTTTGGGCACACAAGTCGCACCGACTCGCCAAACGCTGCCCAGTCAATGTCAGGTTGGTTGGTCATCGACTTGTCCCACTTCAGCACCTTGTAAAAGTCGGGGTCGAACAGTTGCTCGCAGGCAGGGCACCACATGTGCCAAACGTGCTGTGAGCCGTTGTCGAATGCCTCTTCGATGTCAGACCCGGCTTCCCCGGCAGTCGATGCGTTGATGATTCGCCGGTTCCAAAACATGGTGCCACGGTCCCTGGCCTGATCGAGCAGGCCCTGCTTCCAACGCCACACCTCGTCATTGAGGATCCACCTCACCGACTTGGATGCGAGGTTGTTTTCATTGGCCCCGTGCATGGACAACCACATATCGGACATGTTGACCATCAACTGCCCCCGCTGGGTCTTGTCCAGCCCGACAAGCTTGCAGGCCACCGGTTCTGTTTGGGCACACATTGGGTTGAACCGGATCTTGGCGAATTCCTTTGCGTCATCGTCGGACTGGAAGGTGATGAACATAGGACCAGGATCTTCAGCGATAGCCCATATTGCCGCCAATTGAAGTAGCTGGGTCTTCCCACCCTGCACGCAGCACCGGACGGTAAGTTCCCGGCAGGAGTTGTCTGAAACCAACTCGGCAGGCATTCGGATCCATGGCGTCATGCTCGAAACGAACCTGGAGCCAAATGGTGAACCCGACTGGACAAGATGCTCCTCTCCCCACTCCCACACGGTCCTGGGGTCCGGCAATTTCCAAAACTTGCGCCAGTCCTGCCGGGCTTCGTTTTCCAGCACCACGGGCGGGATGTCGGGGTCATTTTCCTTCATTCTTGATCTCCTGCCCGAATGCTTTCATCAGCTTTGCAATCGCCCTTTGCTCAAGGATGTGGACGCATTGCCTGGACACGCCAAGGATTGATGCCGTCTCCGCCTGAGTGCGTATTGCCCACCGTTCAAAGCGGTCTCCGATCCGCGGGTTTTGCCGGGGTGTGTTCATCCTTTCGCCATCTTTCCGATAATTCCATTCACTGCCCGTTCAAGAACCTTTTGCGCCGCTACGGTCTCAAGTCCTGCGATCTCCGGCGGCAGGGTACGCACCATGGTTTTCAGTTGCGCCTGTAGCTCACCCGCCATCGCCGCCATCTGCTGCTCATGCCATTGGACCCTGACTAGCTTTCCCGCCTTGGTCAGGTTGTCGATTTGCAGTTTACGTACCCCCTCAAGCTCCTTGAGTCGCTTCAGGGTGGTCATGTCCTGATCGGCTAATTCATCTCCGGCTTTTGGCGCAGACTTCTTGGGAGCACGCTTCTTAGGAGCACGCTTCTCGGCTATTTTGTCCCTGGTGGTCGATTTCAGCTTCAACCCGTCGAGGAAGGTTTTCCATTCTTCTACCGGGAATCCTCCTTTTTCAGGATCCCATGGTGGTCCCTTCTTCAGGTTTTTCCTTATCGTCGGAACAGGAACCCCGATTGCGTCAGAAAGCTCGATCTGAGTGTAAACATGAGTCACGATTTCTTTGCTGTTCGTTTTGCTCTTGTCATTTCCTTGGCGAATTCACGCGCAAAAATCGCATCAAACCTTCGACTGACCAGTGCTTGAGTGGTTTGTGCGAAGCCCCATTGCTTCTTGATTTTTGCGGTTCTCGCCATCTGGTATTCGACCCGAATGCCTCTTGCGTAAACGCCATACAATTTCGGGGCCTTCCCCTTTTTACTTCTCCAGAAGTTCTTCGCCCCTTCCTTCTTTTTGGCCTCCTCCGAAAGCACCTTGATGTATTTCGGTGATCGGATTTTTGAAGTCCAAGCTGAGCGAGCACGCACGCCTATGCCGAAAAACTTGTTCCCAGAGGATGACTTTTTCATCCCGCCGGTCTCCTGAATTCTCATCCAGGGTGCTGCTGTGCCCACAATCGCCTCCAGGTTCTGGACAGAGGCTTTTCGTACCCGCATACCAAACTTGTTGCCCTTGCGGAACCATCCACCTTGGAGGGTGAACC